TGTATTAAATACTTTTGGTGGTGAATGTTGGAGCAAAGCACAGCCTTACCGTGGTCAAAACCAAAGTTCGCTTGTGCCTTGATGAAAGTTCCTTTTGTATGGAGCCATGTCATCGCAATCGCACTATCCCAGACTGTTTCAACCACCGCGCTCTAGGAATTAGCCCACGCCCCCCGCTTTGGCTTGCTCGTGTAACGGGGTATCTCATGCCCAACCATCGACGTACCGCATTGGGCAGTCCAAAAACAAAAACCCCGCAAGATGCTCTGTGGTCTTGGCTCTTGGCAAGAGCAACAGCAAGACGATTGACGCTAATCAAAAATCTCGCTTGCCGTCTGGCAAGACCACAGAAAAACCTGCGGGGTTCACAATTAGCGTTGTCGTCCAGATGCCACTCTAGACGGGTTGGATTGTACACTACTTTTTAAACCAATCTGGACGCAATGCCATCAATTGCCAAATTCTTGCCTCGGGCACAGTTACCCATTGAGATACCGCCGCCCTGTTAATCCTAAGAATCCTTGCAAGCTCACTTTGTGACCCTGCCAACTGGACTAATTGCTCTTTTGTCATCTGGGCATTGTAAGGTAGATTAACAAAATAGCAACATTAGGGAAAGTCCCGATAAAAAAGACTTGACGCAATGTTAATTGTGCTTAACAATACACCCATGCCCTGAACTTCTCGGGGTCTTTTAAGGAAACCAAATGAACAAAGACAAATTTATCGAACTGCTCAAAGATGGCGCATCTATGGATGAGTTGGACAGCAAGTTTTACCATCCCAGTTTTCGCAAGGGCTGGAGAAAAGTTACCTCTGGCAATATTTCTTGGTGGGCAGCTAAAACAGCTTTGCGTAATGAGCTTGTTTGCACTGACAAGTTGGTCTACACCATTAAAACCAATTCTTCCTTTAAAAACAACGCGCCTTACAACCCTGAGTTTTTGGGCGCACAACCAGCACAGGTTGGTCAGGACTATTAACCCAAACGGGGCGCAAGCCCCATCCCACCATGTACACAGAAGATTATGAAGAATGGCGGTGGGGGCAAATCCTCACCCGCCAATCAGACTACAACCCCGACACCCAACCAGAGGATGAACAAGATGAAACACCCCAGAACGATAAATGAAGCATTCCCCCACACCGTGGAATATGGCGCTGCCATTGAAATTCACGTTGCTCAACATTCCACTGGCGACAAAGTTATCAGGTTTTTGGCCTTGGTTGCTTTGATTGTGCTTGCCCTTGATATTTTTATTTGGAGGCCATGAAATGAACGCAGACGAACTTATTGACAACATCAAATTCATTGCTGACAAACAGTATGAAGGCGAACCAGCGCAAAACCGCTTGGCTTATCACGTTGGTCTTTTGGAGTCCCATTTGCGGGGCTACATCCAGACCGCCGAGATCGCCCAGGAATACATCAAAGAACTTGAAACCAAACTTATTGCAAAGGAATCAGAATAATGGAAACCCCAATTGGCCCAAAAATAGCCGCCGCATTTGTCAAAGCACAAGCCCAGTTTGGCAAAGCGCTAAAAACGTCTGTAAACCCTCATTTTAAATCCAAGTATGCAGACCTCAGTTCTTGCATTGACGCTGTTGTGGGGGCGCTAAACGCCAATAGCATAGGTCTTATGCAACGCACCTTTGAATGCAAAGACGGGGTGATGGTTGAGACCATATTTGTGCATGAATCTGGAGAAGTAATGGAGTGCGGCCTACTCCATGTCCCGGCAAGCAAGCACGATGCAATGGGGTATGGCTCGGCACTTTCTTATGCTCGGCGCTATTCGTTGCTCACCGCTAGCGGCCTTGCACCATCTGACGATGATGACGGTGTAACCGCCAGCCGCCTCACAGAAACGCCACAGATTAACGCTGGAATGATGGCAGACCACATTGCCGCCATCGATGCCAGCGCCAACAAAGAAGAACTGCAAACCGCCTACAAAGCCGCTTATGAGGCTTGCCAAGGTGATCAGACTTGGATTGCCAAAGTTATCAAAGCCAAAGCAAACCGCATTGCCAAAGCTAAAAAGGAGAAAACAAATGAATGAGCCACCAGCATTTCCAAGACCATTAAGCGTTGATGATGTTGACCCTGACATTACATACCCTGCTCATGTAGGCATGACCCTGCGGGATTACTTTGCGGCGAAGGCTATGACAGCAATTTTGTCTGAAGACCCCGCTTACCACACAAAACATGATTTTATTGATCTTGCAGATTTTTCATATCGTTTGGCAGACGAAATGCTGAAAGCGAGAAATGCTGAAAGCGAGGGCAAGCATGAGTGACGAACAACGCACAGAGGAATGGTTTACCGCCAGATTAGGCAAGGTAACCGCCAGCCGGGTTAATGATGTTATGGCTAAGACCAAAACAGGCTACTCGGCAAGCCGGGATAGCTACATGACGCAATTAGTCCTTGAGCGCATTACCCAGACCAAAGCAGAGGGGTTTACCTCTCAAGCTATGCAATGGGGAATTGAACAAGAACCATTTGCTCGGGCGGCGTATGAGGCCGCACAAGGCGTAATGGTGGAAGAAGTAGGGTTCATGCCCCACCCCACGATTGACATGGCAGGTGCGTCCCCTGATGGCCTTGTTGGGGACGATGGCATGGTAGAAATCAAATGTCCCGAGAGCAAGGGAATGCTGGAAACCTTGTTAACCCAAAAAGTACCCGCAAAATACTTTGCCCAAATGCAATTTCAAATGGCTTGCACAGGTCGCAAATGGACTGACTATGTGGTGTTCGATCCACGAATGCCAGCCAAGGCGCAATTGTTTGTCAAACGGGTTGACCGTGATGACAAATATATCGCAGAGATTGAAGCAGAGATTGTCAAATTTCTTGCAGAAGTCGCATCCCAAGTTCAACAACTCAACAAATACATTGAAAGCAAATAATGTCCAAAGTCAAAAAAGAAATCACCGCAATTGTGGGCCAGTACACCAACAAAGAGGGTCAGCAAAAAAACCGCTATCAGCGCATTGGGTCAATCATTGAAACCCGCAACGGCGAAATGCTGAAATTAGACGTAATCCCACTCAAAGAAAACGGGTGGGACGGCTGGGCATACCTTAATGACCCGCGCCCTTACGAACCTAAGATGCAGGGTTTGCCAGCAGATAACGATGACGATATGCCCTTTTGATCATGTTTGATTTTATATTTCCAAGAGTGCGTAAATCTGACCCGCTGACCTCGTTTGTGGCAGCGGACAACGCCAAGGAATTGGCTAAAAAACACGGGTCGCTGATCGTGGCCTGTCTTGTCCAGCACGGGCCATTGGGCAAGGATGGCATTGCAACTTACACAGGGCTGGATGGCAATCAAGTGGCTCGGCGTTTAAAAGAACTTGAAACGCTGGGCTTGATTGGCTTGACAGGCAAAACAGTAGCGTCAAAATCTAAGCGCCAGGAAAGGGAATGGCGCATTCTGGGGGATTTATGATTGATGAAGATGAGGCATTTGAAGATTTGGCAAAGCGCCAAGGTGATTGGGGTTTGCAAGGTTCACGCAAGCACCAAATTCTTAGGTACGTTGAAAACAAGGAGACAACCATGACACCAACACCAAAACTGCGCTTTGTCGAGCGTGTTATCCAAATACCAGTTAAACCTATGACAAATACAACTATGGGGAAAACAGTACGCATCCTCCAGCAATGGTGGAAAGTTGAAAATGTCACCGATGCTGTGCACAACAACATTCTTGATGGCGAATGGCGTGATATTCAATTGGAGTTGGAAGCATGAGCAAACACGAAATTGACATCATGTGGCAAAAGGCTATGTGTCAGTCTATTGAAGATGGTGAGATGTTCACTTGCTATCACTTTGCCAAACTGGTGGCAGAGAGAGCCTTGGCAGACTCCATGCAAGAGGTTCAGAGGTTGGGGCAAGAGATTGAGCAAGAGCCACCACAGCGCACATGGGTAGATATTGACGTAGACGATATTGACGCTATTCAGGTCAAAGTTTTAAAAGGAGGGTTAGGGTTTGAGTTGACTAATTTTGCCCGAGCCATTGAAGCCAAACTCAAGCAAAAAAACGGCTATGCCAAGGAGAAGAACACATGAAAGCACGACAAGTCTTTATTGCCTTAATGACGGGCAAAGGGTATGCAGAATCAGAACTTGTTTGGGATGGTGAAAAGTTTGCCAATCAAAACATGACAACTCGCTGGAACTACTTCTTGCTGGGTTGGGAAATGCGGGGGGTCATGTGATTGAATTGTTTTTAGTCTTGTGCTTGGGTGCTGGCGTTGTAATTGTGTGTGGTTGGATATTTGTGCAAATACTGCTATGGGCCGAGGAATAGCGCTCGTTCATCCTGACGGCGTTTAACCAGTCCTAGCAAGACTTTTCCACCGCCCTTGGTGTACTTTAGGAATTCATCCGCAGCGCCCGTTTTGTCGCCTCTAAGCACTTTTTGGCGTAGCGTAGAACGCTGGAGTGTCCCCAGACCGACATTAAAAGAAAAAGAAACAAGCCCGTCAAACATACCTTGTGTAAGATCGACAGGACAGAAAAGACGCACCCCACGCTCGAAACGTTGCAGATCGGCTCTAAGAATTCCATCTACTTCTTCCGCTGAAAACGTGCGATTATCTTCTGGGCGTAACGCATAACTGTCTCTTTGATCGATTGGCATTTTGCCTTGATCTGGGTATAAAACATGACCTACTCCTATTGTCCAAAGTTTTGCTGGGCAGCGGTAAGGCTTAAACCTCACGCCTTCATGGTGCTTGATCATCTCAATAGCTTGGGGGCTTATGTTCATGCTATATTTATTTGGGGTGTTAAGCCAGCATTTGAGGATGTCGATGTGTAGAGTTTTCTGGCTTTCTTCTACGCCCAGTCAAAGACCAAATCAAGCCCCTATTTAGATTTAAACGCTTGACCGCCAAACCAAAAGCTAACGATGCAAGACCAGATGATTTGTGTATCGTCATCCCACAATTGGTTTAGAGCAACGTCAAAGGCCACCCCGGTGTGCCATGCGTAATAAAACCCAAACACCTCAACAAACATAAACATCACAAACATCCCGTAAGTGATGACGCTACGGGTCGCAGCCCTCATGTTGATCACCCAGGTAGATGCACCTTGTCCCAAGGCTATATCGTGCGCGTATAGGGCTTGGCGCTCTTGCATCTGGGCTTGCACCATTTGCACATCAGCGGTTATCTGGATTTGCTCGGTCTGGATGTGTTCAATGCGCTCTTGGGCCTCTAACCCGGCTTTTTTGAGGGTTAGTTCCCTTTCTGTCTGCATGGCGGCTAAGGCCAATTCATGCTTTTTGTCGGATTTGTCTTGAATGAAATCAAGGATTTTGGGGAGACCGCCCATCAGAAATGATATTAGGCTTGAGAATAGGGTTAGCATTTTTTCGTTCCTCTTCAATTTGCTTTCGCAGTTTTTCGACTTTTTCCATTTGCGCTTTGGCCTCGCGCTTGGTCACCATAGTATCCACGTACATCATGCCAATTAGCGGCAACAGCATTGCAAACACAATTACAAAAATTATCAAGATAAAAACGTACCCAAGCGGCCCTTGTGATGGAGATTTATCATCCACATTAGGATAATCAGGTAAGCGGCTACGAAAAGAATTAGCGCCGTTTCCAGCGCCCTGTCCACTATCCGATTTTTTAACCTTTGTCGCCGCCATTCAGCCACCCGTTTTTTGTGCATTTCCCTTGCGTTGTCCTCGGCCTTTTGCTCAAGTAGCCGCTGATACTCTTCAACAATCTCACGCCAAAGATCGGGTTGCCCCATCTCCCAGCGCACCATTCTCTCAAGATCAGCGTAAAACTGTTTGGTCTGCCTGAGAAACATTACATTGTCGATTGCTTGGGTGGCTAAATCGTCCTTGATTCCTTTGCGTTTGTTTTCTTCCCGTTGCACCTCGGCTTTTTCATGGCTTGATTCAAGTTCTGCTTGACCCTTAAAAAAAGATGATAAAGCCCCGCCTACCTCGCTTGTGATTTTGGATAAATCGTTGCCCGTCTTCTTCAAATCCTGATAGACAGCCACACAACCTTTTATGCCCGCATAAGCCGACTTGCATAAGGCAAACGCCGTTATGGGGTCGATTTCATATCCCTAACAACTTTTTGACAAACTCGCCAGCAACCCCAGGCCCAAACAGCACAGCAACAATTAGCACATACAAAAGCACTTCTATTTTTGTCATGCGTTTATCGCCGCCCCGCAATGATCGGTCAATGCTGTTGTATCTTTCCAGACATACAGCCTCATGTACCGCCAAACGGGTCTCTGTGCTGTCAACCATTACGCGCCTCAAGTGCTGTAATTCGGTCAGTCAGGGTTGTGATAAGGGCTTGTTGTTCTTGGATGGCTTTAATAAGCATTGGAATAAACACAGACATTTTTACTGACTTGGTTGTTGTTCCAAGATCATTGCCTTCTGTGTCTCTGTCAGGATGCTCATCAACAAGACCCGCAAATACTTGTTCCAATTCTTGAGCAATAACGCCAATCTGTTTTAATTCTGGATCAGTTTTTAAGTTGTAATTAACAATTCTGACCTTCATTAAATTATCAAGTTTTGGCGTAGCGTCAACAATGTTTTCTTTTAACTTTATGTCGGAAATTGGGCCATAACTGTTGTTTGCATTAACAATGTTTCCATTGCCATAAATAATTATGTTTGCAACAGAATTGCTACTGGATGTACCATAAAAATGATTCCAGTTTGTACTAGCTGCTGTTGCTGAGTCAGCCCTAAAACTTGATTCAGTATATGAAGCAGGAGTAATAGATTGAATGCGCCCATTTATATTTGAACCGCCAACAATAAGTCTACCGCTTGCATCAAGCGTCATTGCTTGGATGAAGGTGATGTTGTTACCTGCTGTGCCAGAGGAGGCGGATGTAAACCATTGATGACCACCAGAGCTTAATGTTGCCTTGCTTGCAAAACCGTCAGCGTAGTATTTTTCAACAGTGTTTGTATCAAGATATGAGTTTTGGTACAAATAACCAGTTGATGCCGTTGATGTAAAAGTAGCCCCAAGAAGCTGAACGGCTTTTGTACCGCTAAACCAAGCACTAGGCGTAACACCCAAACCAAAGTTACCAGAGCTATCAAATCTTGCCACTTCCGCACCGCCCTTGCTAAACCCAATGGTGTCAGCCGCAGGGAAGAAGATGCCCGTGTTGGTGTCGCCTGATGTGGTGATGGCGGGAAGTGCCGCTGTCCCAGCTTGAACAGTTGTAACGCCTGCAATATTAGCTGTAGTGCCCACAAACAGCGCTTTGGCTATGCCTACCCCGCCAGCCGTAATAATTGACCCAGATGTGGTGTTTGTTGCATCTGTCACCAATGTAGAGTTAATCCCCAATGCAAAGGGAATTCGCGCCGTTGTAGTGGTCTGTCCATCCTTGGTAATGGCAGTCGATAAACCCGTGGCAAGGTCAGCAGTCAGCGCATTAAAAACTGTGCTGCTGATAGATGTGCCCGTAACTACTGGTTGCCCAGAGGTGTTGATTTGGAATGTTCCAGAACCGTTGTAGGACATAATTTACCTTTGCTGTTGTTGAGCCAAAGCATTTGCTAAAGCCGCTTGGTTTGCAAGTTTTTCGTTGTAGGCCCGTACTTGGGCGGGAAGTTGTTGGATTGTCCTTGTTGCCATTGGCCCTTGCTGGAGTAGCAATTTAGCCAACTCATTGCGGGTTGCCTCTGGGGTGCTGGCCTTGGTGATCATCTTAGACAATGTGCCCAATGCCGGGAAAGGATTACCCGCCGCCGCCGCCGCACCCGCTTGACCAGCTTGGACAACATTGCTTAAATTGTCATCCTCAATTGCCGCAAGCCTTGACGCTGTTTGTGATCCACGGCCTACCGATTCAATGGTTTTTAGTCTGCTTTCACGCAAAACATCAGCGGCAAATTGCTTGTAATCATTGCCAAAAGTTTCTTTAAGCACACCGCTTGTTTTAGGTTCTTTCCAAAATTTAAGCAATGAGGTTTGCCCACCCTCTGTTCCAACCTTGTCTTTCAAGGCTTGCAATACACCAATGCGGTATGCGTCAAGTTCGCTTTGGGTCATGCCTTTTGTGGCATCAGCAACAGCAATAGCGTCTTTCTTCATTGCATCACGCCCAACCCGAATAGCATCTTCTAATTGGCTTGGCCCAGCAAACGCATCTCTAGCCTGTTTGTAAATAGAGCCGTTTTGGTCTTTAGGGCTTAAATCATCTAGCTTTTTGGTTAAGGCATTACGCAAATCACTGTATGCGCTACTAATTGGGGTGCTTTTACCAAAGTCGCCTTTTGAGTTTATTTCCAATGTGTAAAGCGCTTGCTTGACCTTATCCAAGGCATCTAAGGGTACATCGTCACCCGCTTTAATTTTGGATATGTCAATAGGTGTTGCACGTTTTAACTCAGCCAACAATTCAGCACTTCCATGAGCGCTTTTAGAGGCTTGAATGATAGAGGCTAACTCATCATCAACTTTAAAAGAAACGCCCCGCAATTGGTCGTATAACGGCCCTGCGGCGGTCTTTTTCTGTTCAATTAGGTCAGCAATTGCGCCTGTGTAAGATTTGCCACCTGTACCCAATGCGTCATCAGCCGCCGTCACAAGTCTGCTTGCGCGTTTAGCTTGTTGATTATGGATAAATTGCTCTACCAAATCTTTTGCTTGACCGGGCAACGTGGCAAGTGTGTCTAATGCCGACAAGGTTCTACCCCGCCCAGCAACCGCAATTGTTCCTTCCGGCCCGGTGCTTGCCAATTTAGCCTCAACTTGGGCCAAAGGATTAGCACCACCAGTTTGGAAAATATTACCCACGCCGCTTTTAGACAGCAATTCAGCTAATTTTAATTTAGCCGCTTCTGCCGCTGATGTTGCTGGGTCTCTATATCGTTGTGCAATGTTGCTACTAATCGCACCAGCGCCTCTACCAACAATCATTCCCGCTGGGCCAAGAATTGTGCCCAAAACTGCTTGATTTTCTTTTGTTTGGGGAAAATTCTTTTGTTCTTCAATACTGATTGCTGGGGTTAATTGACTTGATGCCGCACCCAATGCAGCTGTTGAAGCCAACATTCTGGGAATGGTTGACATTGCCGCCCGTGGCAAAGCAGTTACACTTGCCGCCATTGTGGGCAATACATTACCCACTATTCGAGCCGTATCAACCCCCAAAAACCCTGTATCACCTTTTTGCTGTCGTTCTTCTTGGTAGGCCCGTTCTTGATCTCTTATAGCCTGATCAATAGCCTCGGGCCTTGGATTAGCTAAAATTCTGTTTGCCAAGGCTTTGACCAATGGGTTATCGCTTTCCCGCAAAGACGGAAAGTCAACAGCACGATTGACTGCCTCGGGCACATTCCTAGAAATAATTTGTGCGCCAGCATTAATTGGGTCTGTCATACCCATTATTAAACCGCTTACAGAAGCATTTGGTTTTGGTTTTAATTGTTGAAGAATTTGCTCGTTAATGTTTTGTTTTGGCGCATTAGCAAACAATTCTTGCGCCCGTGCAATCACCTCATCATCAGATGCCCCCGGTGGGCCGCTTATTTCGCGTATATTACCTTGCGGGTCTTGTACTTTGTAAATTTGGTCAGCCATTTATTTCACCACTTTCCAAGTGCCGCCACTTGGTTTTGCCGCAGCAGGTGGTTGTGCGGTTATAGGCGGTGGCATTGCTGGGCCTTTGTAATATGTAGCAAGTGACGATGTTGTTGGATTATTTGCCATTTCTAAATATTTACGTTCATGTTCTGCATGAGCAAATCGAGCCGCCCTTTCACTTGCCAAAGCCAATTGCTTAATCTCAGGAACTGTCAAATCTTCAATTCGCCCCGAATTAGCTTTTTCAGCAAGCAAACCTTCACTTTCAGTAATTGCGCCTTGACCTTTCATTTGTGAACGGCCTTGCAAAGTCATTTCAGCTAATCCGCGAATTACTTGCCGAGTGTTTGCTAGTTGCTCCTTGGCATCTGCGCCACCAACTCCCAAGGCTTGACCCATTTGAGCTAAAGTAACACGCCCACCAGCAAGCGGCCCGGCAATAATTTGACCTTTATCAATAGCAAAAATAACCCGTTGTGATGCATCAACTTGCTTAACTGCGCCCGTTGCAACGTCTAATGAATCTTTCATCATTGGGCCAATTTGTGCCGCAACGCCTTCACCCATTTTGTTGTCTATTTTTACGCTTGTGCCTTGCGGATGTGAAGTTTGCTTTGCAACCAATTCACGATATATTTTTTTGCCTTCTGCACTCTTAGGATCAATCCCTGACGCAACAATGGCATCGGTAACACTTCTATTGATTTCTGGTGGTTTTTCGTATGGCGTAGCAGTTAATGGACGATCAATTACCTCACCTCGTTTGCCATAAACACGTTCCATTAATGTGCCATCAGGCTTTTGAAATATTTCTGGTTTTGTTCCAAATTCTGGTTGATTTTGTTGAATAAATTTAGCTAATTCCATAGCCTGAGGATTGCCACTCATTGCCAAAATATTTGGATTTAAATTATTGAAAGGGGTGTAGCCAGATGTTTGCATTGTTGCGTTAGGTGCAACCGCATTATTTGCTTGCGGCGCAGCACCTTGTGGCGCTTGATTGGCAACAGGCGGCACTTGTCCTGCAATAGCGGGAGATTGACTAACAACAGGCGGTGTCAAACCAGCAGCTTTAAGAATATTTTGAAAATCTTGACTTTGTAAATTTTTAGTTAATGTGCTACTAAGCAATGCCCCGCCAGCCGCTTGAATGGTTGGGTTAGCTTGTGCGCCCAATGCAACCGCTAATGCTTTTTTCATGTCAGGGCCAACCGCCGCCTGTGCTGGCACTTCTGGCGCTAATCCTTGACCGCCCATGATCTGCAAATTTGGATTGTCAGCGGCATCAGCACCCGTTGCGTTTTGCACAATAGATGCTGGAATTGCCGCTTGTGCGGGTGTTCCTTGTATTGCCTCAAGAAATGATCCAACCTCAGATTGGCCTTGCCGTCTGTAGTTTTCAGCCAAATCTTTAGCTTCTTGCCTTGCTTCTTTTTCGGTCATTGCGGCGTTGTATGCCTGTAGCATTTTGGCTAGACCCGCGTAATGGCTTACTTTTACCCCTGGTTGTTGGGGCAGTTCAATCGGTTGCATGGCTTGCTGATTAAGCGCCTCTGCCATACGCAATTTCCGCGCAATCGCTTCCGATTCGGCGGTGTAGGGGGATAAGTTAATTTCTGCCATTTTTTATCCGTATTTTTTAACATAAGCCGATGTTGCTGCACCACCCAAACCATACAAACCCGCCGTGTTAGCGTTTGCCGAGCCAACTTGTTGGTTGTAAATGTTTTGATCAAATGCGCCTTGCAATGCCGTTGCATTAGCAATTGGCGCTGCCGCAATGTTTGATCCTTGGTAAGCCCCAAATGTAGGATTTTGAATTTGCGATTGACTAATCAATGCACTAATTTCGTTGATCGGCAATTGTCTTTGCTGTAACGCTTGGGCCAAAGCCTGTTGCTGGGCGGTGTTGGCAAACTGACCTTGTTGCAAGTTTTGATTGGCTTGCTGGGCAACCATTGCATTATTGGCTTGTGCCGCTGATTGGCCCTGACCATAGTTTTGTGCGATAGCCGCATTTTGCATTTGTTGGGCAGAAGTTCCTTGTCCAAAATTTTGTGCAATAGCTGCATTTTGCATTTGTTGGTTTTGTAGCCTAGCATCAAATCCTGCAAGATTTGCGGTATTAGCAAATTGACCTGTATTCAATGCTTGACCATAACCTTGTTGATTTGCGCTCATGTCAAGGTTAATACCTTGCAAAGCGGCTTGTGTGCGCTGATCGTTTTCTTGTTGTCCAAGAATTCTGGCGGCATTGTCATAAGCCTCTGTACCGGGGCGCAAACCTTGGTTGATCAATTGGGTTTCTGTGCTAACTCGGTTTCTTGCTAAAGTCGGCTCAAGCCGAGACATAATGGCCTCTTGCGCCGTCATTCCAGCGTTTACAGGCATTTTCGCCACACCGCTTAAATCAAGATTTGACTGCAATGTAGGCGCATTTACACCGCCCGTTGCCGTGCCATATTTACTTGCGTCTATGCCTCCAGCCGTACCATATTGACCCGCTGTAGGCCCACTTTGCAATGCCCCTGGCGCTGCCAAAGAAGTCTGAACGGCTGGCCCACCAAAAGAAAAAGGTTTGTTTAGCGTTTGAAAGGCATTTGTGTACCCTGTCCCCGCCAAATTTGCCATGTTGTATTGCAGCTTTTGCTGCTCTTCCAACGTTTTTTGAGCATTGGGCGTAAGACTTTGGGTAATCGTTGCTTGCGATACACCATTGGCATCGGGCGTACTCCACACCACATTTTGATTACCATAAGGGCTAACAACATTGGGATTGTTTAGCTTTGCTTGGGCAATCGCTGTTTCTTTGTTAGCCGCACCTTGTGCAATTGCCGCACCCGCATAGTCCGGCGCTGCTGGCGGTTCTGGATTGCTACCAAACAAATTACCCCAATATGGATTTGCCATTTTTTTCTCCTTAAAGAGTGCCGCCGCCTTGGAAAACCAAATCAGATGCTACCCATTGAACTTGAATCCCGTTTGTCGCTGTCTTGATCACCGGGGCAAATGTGTAGCCAATCTCAGTTACACCTTGCCATTCAGCGCTTGGCATTAGCCCAGCACCCCAGTTTGCCTGATCCCACAGCGCCACATCCCATAACCCATACTGTTGTGCGGTTGTGCCCAATTCCACACTCAAATCGGCCAAGTTGTAATCCACGTTTACGTTGCCGTAAAGTGCTGGTGACCCATTGGTAAATAGGTGAAACCTGATCATCTGGCATTGCTTTTGGGAAGGAACGCCGTAGGTCTGAAAACTCTGAATTGCAAAACTCTGGATGCTGTCTGTATCGTCAACAGTCCCATCCCACGCCAGACCCACAAACCCGTCACCGCCAAAGTAAGGATTATCCTCGTAGAGTTCCCAACAATTAGCGTTCCAACCCGTAAAATTACACCAAGATTTTGTGATGTTGTTCATCACATATTGCTGTTGCTGGTCGCCTTCTTGGATTGGCACATTAAGGATCAACTGATTTTCTTTTGGGTAATACAACAAATGCCACCCAAAATTAGCCCCATAAGTCGATATAGCCGCGCTCATAGCGTACTGAATTTTATTGGTGATGCTGACCCTCGGATCAAGCCTAGATGACTGCAAAGCGCCCGACATGGGCACTACGCCATCTTGCGTGATGATCAACAAGTCCCCGCCAAACTTAGTCCAGCACCGCCGATTTATAGGCGCACCAATGTTATAGACCCCGATTAAGCTGATGCCTGTTGGGGTGGTGGGGTCAGTCAGTCGCCACACCAAAACCTCACCATTGCTGGTTATGAAGGCCAGATAGTCATCCATGCCATAACCAGCGTCTAGCGTCCAGTTCATCCCTGCCATGATATAGCCACCCATCATCACCAGACTGCTCATGTCCAGCGCTGTAGCCGCCCCAGCAATTGAGTTAATCGGAAGATACCAAGCCTTCATTGACCCGGTTTCCACCAACCAAACGCGGTTTTTAAACAGGTTAATGTTGACGCAAGTTGAGGTGTCCACCCCGGTTATGTCCCATCCAGCGCCGTCCCCGTCTTTATGCCAAGCAGACCCATCATAAAATCTCAGCTTGTCAGCGCCGTTTACCATCATTAGGTATGACCCCGCCGTGGTTCGCATATTTACGTACTGCCACCGCGCATTGGTCAAACTGGTAAGGTCTGGTGACCCTACCGCACCACCCGCTGTAATGTCGTAGACCTTAGTAGTGGCAGCGGCAAACAGCTTGTTTGATGTGCCGCCAGAATACGACAATATCGATTCAACTTGCCCCGTGATGCCCGTGGCCCACTTTGTGTAACCATTTCTCAAGATCACCGAGTTTGTGCCGGGCCACCAGTTAGTGAGGGTTACCGCATCTTCAACCGCCATTGCACCCAAAGAATCTCGGGCGTTCCATCCACCAATAGGCGCGGGAATGCTTACAGTCGTACTCGATTGAGTACGCATTTTCCCGTATCTGCTAAATTGATTTAGCATTAGACTGTGGGCCAGTTGCCGTCTTGCACACTCCACGGGCCTACCAATTGATTCATGCCAATCGGGGCAAGGCTCATGCTAGACACAGGCACATCCTGCGCTTTTGAGTAACTTAGCGCACGGGTAAATTCACCAAGTTCCACCCCAAAATCTAGTTTTTTGGCCTTCAAGAAATAGAATTTCAGACCCGCCATCATTAGGTCATCGGGGAAAATGCAAGTGTCTGAATCCGCTGTAAATTCTGCTTTTGTGCCCAAACTAGACCCAGACGCACAAACCCAGTAGTTTGAAACATACTCAAAAGAAAAGTTATAAACTGTGGTCAGCGCTTGAAAAATGCGAAATTTCTGGTTATAAATTCGGTATCTTTCGCGTGGCCCAATGCTGATAATGCCGCCTTGCAAGAATTGCCAATCTTGACTGGATTTAGTCCCCAAATTACGCCAATGGTCTGTTCGATCCCAGTTTGTGTCTGAAATCATGCGGTCATACCCAGCGGGTAAGGGATAGTCCTGTTTGGCAAATGTGAGGGTAACTGAGGCCGTGCTAGTGGTCACGGGCATATTCAGCGTCACTTGAGTACTGCTGTCAATGGTCAAAATCTCAGCAAATGGCGCTTGACCCGTTCCCGTAACAACATTACCAACTTGTAATGCAGCGGTTGTGGGAATTGCTGTGATGACGCTAGAGTTAGCGGTTATGTTGCCCGTGGTAGTGATGGCGGCTTGGGTTTGCCAGATGTAGGCTTGCACCAAGCGCTGCCACTCAAAATCCCTTACCAAGTCTTTGCCAAGACGCTGGGCCAAGGCCAAGAATTGCTGGGTTTGGTTAGTCGCTGACCCAATTACTGTGGTCGGTTGAACTAACCCGAGTTCGCCCGAGACTTGATCAACCAACTCCAGCAACGTGTAGGACATTTACTCCACCATTTCTTTTTTGGGTCTGCCAGCTTTCTTAGCTGACAATTCGTCAATCATCGCACGGAGTTTCGCCATTTCAACCTCTTGGGCCTGTAATTTTTCATCGGTTTCGGCGCGAATCTTGTCCATCAACTGAGAATCTTGGGCAGCGTCTATAAATGCCCGTGCTTTAGACCTTAATTCGTTAAAACCCATGATTTTGTTGCCAGCCGAGTCTGCAAGCTGGGCAAACTGGTCAATGGTAAAAATGTGCAAAGCCTTAAATTCAGCCTTTTGAGTGTCAGAAATAGCGGCCCAAGCATCAATCGGCGTACCCGACACTTTTTGCTCTTTCTTTTGCTCGTATCGCGCCCATTCCACGGGGAAATCTTCCATGTCTTGCATACGCATGGGGCGGTCAACCACCAAAGTCGAGTCACCTGGGACAAGTTTCTTGATAAAAACGCGCTCTTCAAAGATTGGGCGCTTTTCTAATGCAGTTTTGTGGTTGTTTTGCACCTGTACCGCATGAAAAAAAATGTGCATCTTTCCTCGGTTGTTGTCGCCAAAGTTTTCATCTGTCCAGCCAGCGCCTTCGTTTCTCATATTAGCCCCTTAGTTGAATTGCGGTCTCTTGCATCAGACCATCACCGAAAAATGCAACCTCTGCATCCTGAGTTTTGATGAATTGCTCCATCTCCATCGCCGCTTGTAACATTTGCTTTGTGGTCTGAAAAACCCTGTTTCCAGCCCTAGCAAATATTTTATCTTGTTCCTTGCCCAAATGTTCCCCAGCGTGTCTTTGGGTGGTAAAGCTGCAATCCATCCCGTGAATCGCAAACCGCCTGTAACCCAGCGCCGCCATCACGTTCATTGACCTCATCCCCACAGTAGACCCCCCGCCAATCAAGCATTTCATGCCCTCGGGGTGGTGTTGGGCAACCCATGTTACAGTCTCCAAATCATCCCCGTTAATCAAGTGCCACAAACGCACCTTATGGCCCTTTAAGACCTCCCAAAAGTCTGGGTGGCACACAGATGCCATAAGGTATATTGTGCCCTTCTGGGGCTTTTTAAGCATTCTGGCTTTGTGCGCTCTGGGGTCACAATCCACATGAAAATCGGGCACTATGCCCCTGTCTACCAGATAGTCATGCGCCCCTGAGACAGTCACAATTGGGCGCTTGATCACTTTCCAAGTGTCTGCAAGGCTTGGCCCGTAGCAGACAATGGATGCCCACTTGTCGTTAAATTTGCCCCGCTTTTTGAGCATTTGGCCTTTTGCTAGGGCCATTTGCGCGTGGCGCTGATCGTTGCTCAAGACCCCTTGTAGCATTCAATCCTCATGTCTCTAAATGGAAAATGGTAGCGCGGCTCGCAAAACTCTATGCGCTGTAGCCCTGCCGATTCCAGCATCAAACGCAAGGGGGTCTGAAACCATCCCCACCTGTGGCACATAAACTCATTTTTGTATTTGGGATCACCATACAAAGCAAACAGCGACATAAACGGCTGGATGGGTTCTTTGCTGACCACGCAGTTATGGATGTAAGCAAACACTTTATCCATACATGGCAATTCTAGGATCATTTTGCCACCGGGTTTAAGAACTCGCATCCATTCAATCAGCAAGTCTCGCACTTCCCATTCATAAAAATGCTCTAGGACATGGATTGCCGCCACAGCATCGGCGCTATCGCTTGCAATCTCCAGTTTTCGCAAATCGCATTTCAGATCAGAAACGTCTGAATGCAAATCTACGTTTATCCAGCCGTCCCATTTCTTAGTTCCACATCCAAGGTTATAGGCCGTTTCGTAGCTGTCTTCCACATTTCGATCAGTATTTGCGGCGTATATTTTTCCTTCACGTATTGTTGGGCCACCAAAATATCGCTTCTGACGTTCTGTTGTCGTGTCCATTCAATGCCTTCTTTAATGTTGCCGATATAAATCCCGCGAAAACCCTTAAGTGATGGGTGAGGTTCTGCCACCACAAAACAACCCTGTCTGGTCGCCTCAATCGCACGATTAGCGCTTTTGTAGGTTTCGGTTGCCGGAATCACTACTATATCGGCTCGGGCAAATTCTTCTAGCATGGTTTCATAAGACCAGGGAATTGTGCCCCCAAAGTTGGAAACTACCCGCAAAGGGTAACCTTCCAAGTCCGGCAATATTTTTTGCAAACTTTGCTTGTTTACAGCGTGTCCATACCATAAAAGGTTAGTCCCCTTGCAATGGGGCACGGCCTCGGGGTATTCAAATGGGTCTGGGATAACCACCGCATCACGGCCCAATGCTTTAATCCTACGGGCCATCTCATCGGTTGGACAGGTCACCACATCGGCAAGGCGCAATGCCTCGGCATAGTGTGTCCAATCAAAATGATCATCACAGAAATCCACCACAATCCATGCGCCTCGAGCTTTTGCCCGTGCCATGTCCATCAATTCATTGGCCTGGGGCTTGGCAAAGATTAAGGTATCTGCCAGCAAATCGTTAATGTTGGCCCATCCCGCACTTGGTATTTTTGCCCGGTAACGCCAGCTTGCCGAGGTCTTATCTCCCCAATGGATGAACGAAACTCGGTCATTTGGCTTGTAATCTTGATCAATGATTTCTTGCAATGCCGCGCCATTTTCTGTGCGTTTTTTAATGATTGCTTGAATCAGGCCATGCCCATACGCCTCATAGGTGGCATCGGGCAGATAGTCGTAATAGGTCTGGAAATGCTCGGCTTGCAAGGCCATAGACGCATTGCAATAAAACGGCTCACCATCAGGCTCAATCCTGACCTCTAGTAGCTTGTCGCCCTCTTTAAGCCCATCCCCGTTGACCCTGAGAGTTTCGCCATCATTACAGGAATCAAACCCAAACAAGGCAAAATGCCGCCAACCCAAGACATAAAACAACGATATAGCTCTAAGCCCCGAGGTAGTCCCACCGCCAATCAGCAAAGACTTAGCGGGGCGGTCTTGGCCCTTCATCACATAAGGATGCCAAATTGTGACTTTGCGGCCTTCCAAGTTGTCAAACATTGCCGGGTGGCATTGTGAGGCAATCATGTAATGCACCCCGTCTTGGGGCTTATAAAAAGAAATGCGGTGTTCTTGGGGGTCAATTGCCAATGCGTAATCTGGCATCACCCCGTTGTCAATTAACCAATCGTGCGCCCCTTTGATCGCCACTATGGGCAACCCTTGGGCTTTCATCTTTTTAATGAGTTCTATCTGTCCCTTGACACTTGGCGCACTAGCTACCAAAACAATCGTCCCATCCTTGGGGGGTTCGCTTTGCTTGACTTGTGGCAGTCCCCGCGCTATCGCGGATTCCATGTTTGTAAATAGT